AAAATAAGCAAATGGCTGAACTGTTAATCGAAGAAGTTCGTTTAAACAGGTTCGAAATTGCTGAGTTAAGAAAAGAACTAAGCGGCCTCAAAGTTAGTGTTGGGGTCGTAGGTGCTTTTTTTGGTACACTTGGCGCTGTAGTAGTTAAAGTATGGACGTTTTTAAACCATAAATAGGGAGTGATATGCCGTTTGTTCCGGGCCCTCAGGAATCTGTTGAAAAACTTTCCATCGAGAGATTGTCCGATCAAGCTATATCTGCCTTAAAGGTTGTTAGATTAACAAGCGATACTACTGCCGATATAGCTGAAAGCACATTAACTTATGCGGATGCTAGTGCTGTTGGTATAGCTACAAGTTCAGCTATTGCTGCAGGATTGCCTATTTCCATACTGACTTATGGGGTACTTGAAGATGCTTTCTTCGCTTTCCCACTTAATGACGTACTATTTTTAGGTACAGGTGGTACAATAACAAACGTGGCTCCTACATTAGGTGCAGGAGACACACACAACACAATTATAGGTCGGTCTTTAGGGGCAGGTGCAATATTTATTAATGTCAGAGAGCCGATAGGCTTGTAGGAGATAGAATGGCAGCAAAGAGTTTATTAAGATTAGTAGCAGGTAAGATTCAAGCAATTCAAGCAACTGTATCAAGTGCAGGAGCAGGAAATGACGGTGACATTGTAGCCCTAGACGGTACAGGGAAACTAGACCTTTCAGTTCTTCCAGTAGGTGTTGGACCGGATACTAAAGTACTTCCGGTAAGTGATGCTACAGGTTTAGCAGCAGGAGACTATGTAAATATCTTCGATGATTTAGGTACAGAATCAGTTAGACTTGCTGATAACAGTAATGGTCGTGCAGCTCATGGTTTTGTTAAGGCAGCTTTTGCCGATGCAGCTAGTGCAACGATTTATTTTGAGGGGGCTAATACTGACCTTTCAGGACTAACTACAGGTAGAGTTTATCTAGGTACTGTTGGTGGAACAATTCAAACTCCATTAGCTCCTGTTACTGATACAGGTAAGATTCACCAATTATTAGGTGTTTCACTTAGTGCTACTGAGGTTAACACTGACATTGATGACTGTATTCAGCTATAGGATTTAAAATGGGCGCAGGATTAGTCGTACTAGATGAAGGTAAGAGAAAGGTCGTTACGGGCGTAGGTGTTTCGTACGACCAGACTCATCAGGTAGATGCGTTTGGTAGGCTTAGAGTTTCTAATCCAGCAAATATATTTGAGTTTAAGTTCAACACTACTATTTCGTTTGACTATTACTTCTCTCAAAGAAACACATCTGGCGGTACGCAAGCTCAATTAACAGATATACCGGCTAGGCAATTATCAGTAACCTCTACGGCTGGCTCTACGTCAGTAATACAATCTAGGCGATATATAGAGTACACGGTAGGTAAATCGCAACAAATATTTTTTACGGGTAACTTTAAAGGCGGTGTATCAGGGGTTAGCAAATGTTATGGTGCTTACAGTGATAGTAATGGTGTATTTTTTAAACTAAATGGCACAAGTCCAGAGGTTGTTGTTAGATCGTACACATCTGGCTCTGTTGTAGATACTCCGGTAATAAGAAGTAATTGGAATGGCGATAAGTTAGACGGCACAGGGTTGAGTGGAGAGACAATAGATTTCACTAAAGAAATTTTGTTTAGTATTGATTACGCTTGGCTAGGTATTGGAGATATAAGATTCGGTGTTTTTATTAATAGTAAATTTATAATTATGCACACTGTACAATCTTCAAACATATTAACAACAGCATACTCGCAATCTGGAAACTTACCAATGAGAGCTGAGGTGATTAATGTATCTGGTGCAGCAACAAATATGACAATAACTTGTATGTCTGTCGCTGTCGAAGGTGATGCCAAAGTAACGGGTAGAGTTCGTAACGGAAATACTGGAATAACCTCAATAGCTTTCAATGCCACAGAAACTTTTATTTTTGGTATAAGACTTGGGTCAACACTAGAGCATTCGTCAATTAAGGTTAATGATTTTAGATTACTTCCAGACTCCGGCAACACACAGGCGATATGGAGAATTTACTACAATCCTACATTAACAGGTGAAACATGGTCCGCTATACCAAACAGTATCGCGGAACAGGTAAGCACCCCACCATCAAGTTTTTCTGGCGGGTTACTTATAGCATCTGGTTATATAACGCTAGACAAAATAGGTTCGCCACAAAGTGATGCATTTGCCTTGACAGATATTTTCACAGGCAGAGACATAGACGGGGTGGCTGATCCTATTATATTGACGATTCAAACTATTGGCGGGAATGGGTCGTCCAACTTTTCTGGAACGTGGAGGGAATATTTATGAGCGATTGGACAGGTTCTATGAATCCTAGTCTTGATGCAAGACTTGAGGGTTCTCCACTATTCACAGCTACAGCAGGAATTGTAACAGATCATATAATGACCTTTGATTTTGCTTGCGATTTCAATGGAATTGAGTTCTACGCTTGGCTATCAAATGCAGGTGACAATCTCACCTTCCTAACCGAGTACTATGCAGGACCGGTATACAATTGGATTCCCTACAAGAAATTCGGGAAAAACTTTAATGTTTACCCAGATCATGTAACTAGAGTAATAATCTTTCCTACTAAACCCTTTTTGGGAGTTAGGGTTAAGATCAAATATGACAATAAAGGTACTGAGGACGTTAAGTTCTCTATGAACAAGTTCCAGTTTACTGAATATGAAAATGTTAATACGGCAATTTTAGACTCAGGGGAGGATTGGTGAATTTAACTCTAGCCTTTATATGGGGAATAGTGGCTCTAATAGCCTTATTTGACGTATATATCATAACAAAGAAGGGTAAATCTGAGTCAGTATCTGCCCATATCATAAGAGGAAGTCACGACTACCCACTATTAGTACTAATACTAGGTATAGTTCTTGGGCACTTATTTTGGTCTATGCCTACTGAATCAGTACATTCGGACGTAAAGTGCGAGAAGGTGGAAAGTGGCAACTTACCGTAAAGCAGGAGATATTCTAAATTTAGAGCTTCAGCTTGGCGATGGAGCTAAATTCCCTACAACTAGGGTATTCGCTCAGATTGATGAACTAGACGCTACACCGATCGTAGCTATATTTGAGCTTACTAAGGTGGCTGATGGCTCTTACACTGATGATATACAGGTGATGCCTACCAATTCAGCCATAAAAGTCACTTATTTTATCAGGAAAACAAATGGGACTAGCCCAGAAACGAAGTATAATCCATATTACTTAACGGAGCTATTCTTGAGAGACTTAACAGCAGAACTAATAGAAGATAATTTAGATACTAAAGTCTCTTCGGTATCAATAATCCCAGTATCAGTAGAGGGAGTGGTTGTAATACCTACTCCAATAGTTGCTGAAGTTGAGAATGTTGCTATAGAAGCGATTATAAAGGATAATGAACTAATAATTGGAGAAGTCAATGAGTGTTGAAATAGTACAAGGTGAAGATAAAGTATTCTCAGTCAAGCTAACTGATGGAAATGGTAATGACTATGATCTTACCGGATTTACTGAATTAACGGCAGAATTTGCCGGTATTACAGTTCCATTAGCCATTACGACTACTCCAGACGCAAATGGAAGTGTAGCTTCGGCTAACCCATTATGTGGAAAGATAGAAATCACACTTACCGATGTGGCCACTCTACTTTTAGAGTCAGGCGATTCACAAGATTTAGAAATAACAATAGATAAAGGAACTGACCGTACAATCGTACAGTTGACCAAAGTATTGAAAGTCAAAGAGAGGTTAATTTCTTAGACTAAGAAGCCCTAAAGGAGCTGAGCTATGAGTATCAAAGGATTTTTAAGTAATTATTGGCGTAAGAAAGTAACAGTTGGTTCTCCAGAATTAGCTGTTGTTGAGGCAGATAAGCAACAATACGCCTCATTATCCCTTCAAGGCGATTTAATATATGGATTAAGGACTACTCCAAAAGGCGTAGGGCTTGTAAATCTAAGTGTTTCTATTGATGCCCTTGACCCATTATTAATATTAAGTAAAGATGCCCTACCAATTACAGCCCATGCGCTGAAGTTAGGGGACCATATCAGAATGACTTCTGGAGCCCTTTTAGGGGAAGAAGCGCAAGTAGTTGATGCCTCTGACCTAAATTGGGTAGTAGTTGTAGGCTTATCAGCCGCTCCTGCTCTATCAGATACCTTCGCTCAATTAAGACCAATCACACAAACCTTCGATCTAAATGGGAACACTTTCGTAACTGAAGCACCTAAAACTGTTGTAGATACAATGGATACTCCGTTTATGATACCTACTGGAGTAAATGCGATACCCGCTGCCGGTGGAGCTTTTCTTGAGATTGTAGCTGTAACAGCCTTCAATATCTCTGAATTAATGATGATTCACGATATGGGAGAGCCTGTAAACCTCTTTATAGGTGCAGCAGCGTCAGAGATATTCTTATGTCATTTACCTCTAACTCCAGACGAGAAAGTAACCGTTTCAATTCCTGTTGGGTCTAGGCTATCATTACAAGCAGCCAAACCTACACCAGTTGATGATGCAACTTCGTTCATCGAAATGAACTTTATAGGATAATTATGAGCAAATTAATTCCATTATTTATAGCCCTTCTAGCATGTTTAAACGTAGCGGAAGCCGGAACTGGAGCAATCCCAAAGGGACCAGACGTTCTAATCCTTAAACCAAACCTTCTATTTAAGGGTGGGGATATTAAGGTTATGACAGGAGATACTGACGTACCTTCTGTAGTAGCTAAGGATGCTGAAAGAGGTTCCGCATATTTAAGAAAAGCTGACGGTACTTGGTACAAGAAAACAGCTACTGACGGTAATGATACTAACTGGCAACTATTCATCTTCGGAGCTTTAGGGCTTGGTGGATTAGATGAATGTGTACCTAGATGGGACGGAGCCGGAACAGGTGTTCTTCAGGACTCACTCCTATGTATTAGTGATCTAGGGTATGGAACAGGATTTACAGGATTAGATGTAGACAATCTAACCTTAGATGGAAACACATTATCTTCAACAGATGTTAATGGGAATATCACTTTAGACCCTAATGGTACTGGTAAAGTTGTTATCAACTCTAATTTAGAGGTTAACGGAACTTATACAACAGTTTCAGCCGCTACGATGGAAGTAACTAACGCTACTATCTCAGCCAATGTTGGGGGAACTCAATCTACAGCAGATACTAATGATTCAGGTCTTATTATCTCAATGTCAGATGCGACAAACGCCACTATTCACTACGATAGCACATTAGCTTCAAAGTTCGCTGCCGGAGAAATTGGCTCAACAAAAGAAATCATAACCACCTCAGACGTGCAGGATATTACTGCTAAAACATTGTTAGAGGTAGATAACCTACAATTGAATGGGAATACGATTGCTTCATTAGATGCAGCCGGACCAATCATTCTAGCTGCCAATGGTGCAGGTATTGTAGATGTAAATTCAAACATGGAAGCCCTAGATATTGATTCAATCGGGGACAGTACATTCACAGGCTCACTAGAAGCCGACAATATCAGAATTGATGGGAATACAATCTCTTCTACTAACGTAGCAGGAAGTATAATCCTTGACCCTAATGGTGGAGCTACGATTCTACCCGATCTAACTATTTCACAACCTGCTTACATAAACGCTTTAGGGCATTTAGTATCTCAGGACATTAGCTTAACCGCTGACGTAGCCGGAATCTTACCTATCGCTAATGGTGGTACTAACTCTTCTACAGCTTTAAATAATGATAGAGTAATGATTAGTTCTGGTGGTTCAATCGTTGAACAAGCAGCCATGACTGATGGGCAATTAATGATTGGTTCAACAGGAGCTGCTCCTGCCCTAGCTACCTTAACCGGAACAGCCAACCAAGCAATCGTTACTAACGGTGCAGGTACAATCACATTATCAACTCCTCAAGATATTCATACAGGAGCTTCACCTACTTTCGTTGGTGCAACATTAACAGGATTAACTCTAGGTTCAGTACCATTTATCAGTACTGGCGGATTAATTGCTGAAGATAATGCAGCTTTATTTTGGGACGCAGCTAATGATTCTCTTCTTCTAGGAGATAACACTGTTGATACTTCGGCTATGTTTGAGCTTACCTCTACAGGTAAAGGGATGCTTACTCCTAGAATGACTACGGCTCAAAGAGATGCAATTACTGTAACTGCTGCTAGAGATGGTCTACTTATTTATGATACTGACGTAGCTAAGTTTAGTTACTACTCAGATATTGCTTCAGCTTGGAAATACATTAGTGGATTAACATTATCCTCTACCGATCTAGCTGTTGCAGATTACACTGAGGCTCAATACCCTCACGATCAATTAACTGTTACTGATGCTACTACCGGACTTGAGAAAGTTAGAATTGAAACAGGTAACGACTCCTTTTTAAGTAACGGAAGCTTTGAACACGCTACATACAATACCCA